TCCTTAGAAATGTCAAATGAAGCCAATGAAAAAAACGCAACACGACTTTTACGTTCCTTTGAAGCGGCTTATACGGGTCGCGCCAACCAACGCAGAACACTCGTTTTACCAAAGGGCGTTACGGCCAAGCAAATTGCCCATACTCTGGCAGACCAACAACTAAAAGATTATTTAATTGCAAATAAAGAAGATATTTTAGCTCTTTTGAAAGTCCCAAAACACGAAGTAGGGCTTCAAACGGGCGGCTCTTTAGGGTCGGAAGAATATAAAACAGCTCTTAAGAACTTTTGGGCATCAACATTGATTCCTACTCAAAACTTAATCGCTGGTGGATTTAATCGGGCTTACAAGGAACTTTTGGGTGATAGTTATTTTTGCAAGTTTAACAATGATAGCGTTGAAATTCTCAAAGAAAATGACGTTGAAAAATCCAATGTTGCAACTGGTCTTTTAAAAACCCACACTCTTAACGAAGTTCGAGCCAAAGTATATCAATTAGCTCCGCTCGAAGGTGGCGACAAGCTTCCAGGGTCTACCGATCCACAATTTCCAACTTTTAACCTTCACAGTCAAGTTGACTCTATTAAATCGATGGAAGAGCAAACCGCACTAATCGAACAAAAGATAGAAAACGCTGCTGATGTTGTCATAAAAGCAAACGGCGATTGGTTTGAGGGTCATAAGCAAAAAATACAAGAAGCAATAGAGAAACCAGAGATAGAGCTACAAAAAGCAGCTATTAAAATCTTTGCCGACCAATCAATTGGTGTTATCCAAAAACTCGATAAAATCATGAAGAATAAAAAGGCAAAAGAACAAGATAAAACAGATGAGTTTATCAAGGAAATAATAGCCACTGAAATTGGTGCTTTCGCTAATGATTGGATTGGTGAGTATAAAGATGTTGCTCATGGAATTTCTGTTGCGGGATGGGTTTTAGGAAGCGACACACCCGTAAAGGTTGATGGGCTTAATATCGAGATAAGCGACAAAGCAAAAAAGGAACTTTTAAAGGATGTAGAAAGCAGGGCAAAAAATAGTTTTGCCTATATGTCTCAAACAACAACAAACGAAATATTCAACATCATTAAAAGAGGCATAAACGAATCTAGCACTATTCAGCAGGTTGCAGAAAAAATAAGCAGCATCTTTGCAAATCCTGATAAGATGTTAGGAAGATCACAAACAATAGCTAGAACTGAATCTCTTGCGGCTTTATCGTTGGGAAAGGCTAGGCAGTTTAATGAAGCTGCAAAGATAATTCCAGACTTGAAAAAACTCTGGATGAGTACAAACGATAATCGCACGAGGGGCAATCCATCGGGGCTTTATCCTGATAGCGACGCCGACCATTGGGACCTTCACGGGCAAGTGGTCGATCATGATAAAAAGTTTGTCGATCCACGAAGTAAAGAGCAATTATCTTTTCCAAGAGATCCGAGTGGTTCAGCTAGTGCGGTAATAAATTGCAGATGTACCTGGATAACCTTACCAGCTAAAGAAATGAGTCAATTAATCAGAAATGAATCAGAGGTAAAGCCTAATGAGCAATAAACTTAGTTTCAAATTTAATATAAAAGCCAACGAAAAAAACGGAAAAATAGTTATTGCTGGCTTCGCTAATGCCAACACAGTTGATAGGGGAATAGAAAGAATCGACCCCAAGGCTTGGAAGCTTGATAACTATATTAAAAATCCAATTGTTCTTTTCGATCATGGGATTGATAAGTCTTTTGGTACTTTACCAATTGGCAGGGCTAAAAAGGTCGAAGCAAGGGATGGCGGCTTATATGCTGAAATAGAAATCAGCAATAGTAAAACCGAAAAAATAACCGCAATTCGTGATTTAATAGAAGAAGGTATCTTAAAAACTTTCTCTGTAGGATTTGACCCAAAAAACTATGATAGAGATGGAAATACAAAGGTCATTACTGACGCGGAACTTTTAGAGATTTCTATCGTTCCTATTCCAATGAACCAAGATTCAACATTTTCATTATTATCCAAGTCTCTTGGTGAGAATAGAACCAAAATAGCTAAAAAATGGTTAGCAAAATATCAGAAGGGCATTAGAGAAACAGCTATAGACAACACAAAAAAAGAACTTGGTTGTAGTAGTTTGATTTTGCTTAATCTAAAAATGGTAAAGTCTTTTTTTAAAGATGTTGAATCGGCTAAAAAATACGCTAAACAATTTGGATATTCCGTTGATAAATTTAACGAAGATGAAAATCATTTCATTTTTAAACAATCAGATGCAGAGTATCAAGATAGCATTTTGATTAATTTAGGCGAGAATGTTCAAGCAGAAGTTAAGGGGCATAAAATGGCAACAAAAAAAGACGAGCTTCCCATGGAAGGGGAAGATAAAAAACCAATAGTTGAAGAAGAAATGGAAAAAATCGGCGAAGAGATCCCAAAAGAAGGGGAAGAACAAGAAGAAGAGATAGAAGCGAAAGCAGAAATAACAAAAGAAGAAGTTGATGCTGCTATAGCAGATTGGCATAATGAAGCCATGGCTTGCGCGAATAATGAGCCTGGAAACCCTCCATCATGGGTTACTGATGAAGCGGCTTGGGAAAAAGCGAAGGAAGCAGCGGATCAATCATACTCAAGAGAAGATGTAGAAAAATACTATTCTGTTGTTTCATGGCTATACTTAAATAAGTTTGGCGGCGGCAAAAAAGATCCTGTAATGGACGAAGAAAAAGCTTGTGGAGATAAGGAAACCGATAGAAAATCGGCTCCTATTCCGACTGGTTCAAATGCTGTTGACAACAATACGAGTCCGGCCCTTGATTTAAGCCGTCAAACTAATGTTCTGTTGGGGGCTTTGATTTCAGAAGTTCAAAAGATGAATCAGTCAATAGAAAAATTAGTTGTAAAACCAATTGAGTCGGGCGAAACTGAAACCATGACAGAAGAGTCAGAAGAAGAGGGGCAAACACCCGAACAAGAAGAGGCTGTGAAGTCATATGTTGCGCGTATTAGAAAAAATCAGGATGATTTAAATATGAGATTAAAAAGTTTTTAATAATTTGGGGGATGTAAATGTTTACTAAAGAACAACTTGAAGGCATGTTAAAAGAGACTGAAACACTTAAGGGTCGAGTTGATGCAGCAGAAGCTAAATCAAAAGAACTCGAAACTGAAAACCTTAAGCTTCAATCAAGCATGAAAACCATTGGCAATCGTTCTGATTCCGATGAAGCAAAAGCAATGCGTTATTTTGGTGTTTCGCACCCAAAACAATTGCTTTCTGTTAACGTAGCAGCGCCACAATTTAGAATGGTGCCTGACGAATTGAAGCATCTTGTTTTGAACTTCAAAAAATGCGTTGACGTTGGTCGTTTTACCGCCCAAATGTTTCACGGCGCCCCTCTTGATGATGTTCGCGGCGAAAGCGAAACACCAGCTAGAATCAAGGGAATGCTTAACACCCATTACGGCAAAGAAATCCTTGCTCCAGCTCTTAAGGCGTTTGGTTCTACCGTTACAGGCGGCGGTGATGAGTGGGTCCCTACTGCTATAGCATCAAGCTACATTGACGAGTACACCCTTGAGCGCGTACTTGAGCAACGATTTAAAGTTATCAATATGCCTTCAAATCCTTTCGATCAGCCAGTTGTTAAGCAAGGAACAAAAGCTAGAAAAGCAACTGAAGGTACTATCATGACAGCAGGTCAATTCCAAACTGACAAGCTTACAATGTCAGCTGTTAAACTTGCTGAATATTATGAAATTCCTGAAGAACTAAACGAAGATTCCGCTCCTGACTTTTTGGCTGCTGGTCGTGACCATGTAGTCAAGGCTCAAAAAGACGCCGTAGAAGCGGCTCTTATCAATGGTGATAGCGATGGAACACATATTGACAGTGACACCCAACTTCTTGGCGCTGATGTTGCTGAGAAAATTTGGGCAGGTTTACGCCGTGAAGCACTCGCTAACTCTGCAAACGGTTCAACTTTCGATTTCACTAATGCCGTAGCTGACGAAACCAAACTTCGCACACTTCGCGCAAGAATGGGCAAGTTTGGCAAGAATGAAAAAGAGCTTGCATGGGTAGTAGGAACAAATGTTTATACCCAAATGCTTGGCTTTGATACTGTTGCAACACTTGACAAGTTTGGTCCTAACGCGACCGTACTCCAAGGCGCACTTGCTGCATATCAAGGTATTCCAATCATCTGTTCTGAATTCATGCGTGAAGATTTGAATGTAAGCGGTGTTTATGATGGAATCACAACCACCAAAGCAGCAATGCTTCTTGTCAACTTGACACGTTGGTACATCGGTAACAGAAGACCAATCCAAGTTAAATTGATGATGGATCTTCCATACCATGATCGATGGTTGCTTGCTTCTTATCGTCGCGTAGCTTTCAAAGGCTTTACTCAGTCAGCAACAGAAACAAGCGTTGTTTACGGTTACAATATCGCTAAATAACCCGTTGTTGTCGTAAAAAGGGCCGACTGCTATAAAAAGTAGTCGGTTTTTTTTTACAAAAATTAAGGATTTATTATATGAGCGCACAACAGCTAACGCGTCTTAATTTATATGAGTCAATGCCAGTTGTTCCTGTTCAAGTTTTTGACGTCGGTTCGGAGGTCACGCAGATTGCAAGCTATGGTAATAGTTTGCTGTCAACATTATGGGTTAAAGACGTAGAAGCTGGCGCCTCTGTTTTGGTAAAATGGTATGATGTTGGCCCAGGTTCTGGCGACTTTCCAGGCGAAAAAATATATGTCGCACAACATGCGGTTATTTCAACAGCTGATACCAGTGATAGGCGGCTTGTTCCAGGAATACATAATAAAGTTTGGTGCGAAATCATTGTAACTGGGGGCAAGGTTACTCTTGGAATTTATGCAACTAGTGTTTCAGCGTTTCCGCAATACTCACCTTTTAGAGATGAAGATATTGCAAACTTAGGGAATGATTCTGGAAATCCTTCAGTTTTATTAGATCGAGATTTAGGAAAGTGGTTCTTGGCAACAGGAAAAGAAGGGGCGGCAAATGTAAATGTTACAGGCGGTTCTGTTTCTGCTGAAATGTCTGGAGATCCCAAGGTAATTTATGCAAAAGAACTAACAACTGGATTATCTCAAACGCTAATTAATACAACCGTACCAGCTACAAAACTATGGAAAATAAGAAAGATTTATATTTGTTCACGCTGCTATGGGGAATTTTATATCAAGGTGAATAGTGTTATAATTGGAGAAGGAAAGACCTCACCTGTAGAAACTAATGTTTCATTTTCTTGGATTCCATATTTTAAGGCACCAGAAAACATTCAGGTTGAGGTTCTTTTCAAACAGAGTTATGGCCCTATACTGGATGTTTCGGCCAGTTTACAATTAACCGAGGAACTTTTAACACAGTAACAAAAGGGGTTTTAAATGGCTGATGTAAGAACAAATTTTCCAGTTTTAGAAGATGCTGCAACACAAGCAGGATTACCACTTCACAAAGTTTTAGAAGGAGATTCAAGCACAGGTAAAAACGCCCTGGCTTCTCTGGTTGCTGCTGATGCTGCCGGAAACCTTCAGTATATGCGCGTCAACCAAAACAACGAACTTGTTGTTTCAATGGAAAGCTCAATTTCTTTTGCTCTTCTTAGTGACTCAGGAACAGACGCCGGAAGTCTTTCATATGTTGATTTGATAACTATTGCCCTTCAAAATGATCTTGTTTACAGAGAATTAGAAGCTATTGTTAGCTGTTTCAGAGATGCAGTATTCCAAGTTGTTTTTGTTAATGATGGGGTTGAAACCTTACTGGTCCCAGGGATTCGTGCTGGCGCTGGTAATTATAACGGACCTCTTTCTTTCAAAACTCTTGAGTTTGTAGCTGGCGCGACTGGTACTCAAGAACTTATCATTAGAGGAAAAAACCTTAATGCAACGTCTACTCTTGACGCGGCGCTAACAATTAAAGAAATTCAGGCATAAACCTGAATTTCTAGTTGCTTAAGGTGTTTTTGAACTAAAACAAAAGGAGGATCATAAATATGCTAAGATTCTATAGAAAATCTTTTAGAAGCGGTGTTATTCTCGTAAAAGAAAAAGTTATGATCGGAGAACAAGAAACATGGGTAGGCCATGACTTTTATCCACGGGATAACGGAAAAACAGAAAGCTATCAAAATGAAACATATTTGCTTGAAAAATACCCAGTATTGTTTACATTGGTTGAGCAATAGATTCACTTTACAAATGGTAATATGTTTGCTCTCAATGCCTTGCATTGGGGGCTTTTTATTTGCGGCAGATCAAGAACCCGCAATGGAGACACAGGACCTAGCGGGATCTACCGCACACTTTTCAGGTATAGCCAGTACAGCAACAACAACTATTCCAGCGGTAGCGAATAAGGTTATCTCTGAAGTTTTCTTCAAATGCGACAATCAAACACCAATTTCAAAGCAATGTCTTATATCTTTTGATGCTGGCGTTTCCTGGCTATCTCTTGGTATCGGTGAAGCAATAGCATGGTCGGCAAAGGGAAGAATAAAACAAATTAGGGTTAAAGCTTCTACGGCTGGAGTTACTTATCAGGGGCTAATAAATTATGAAGCTTATTAAATCGTTACTTGTAGGGTTATTTTTAATAGCTTCAAATGCTGATGCTTCTTTATATCTGTATGATAGAACACAGTTTGCAGGAACTGTTCCGTTTGATAATTCTGTGAATTTATTTTCATCTGATAATGTTCAAGCGGCAATTGAAGAAGTTAAACAAGCAAATGAGAATATAGCTAGGTTTTTAGTTATTGCTGGTTTCGATGGAACGGCGTCAACAGGTAGATGGTTAGAGATGAGCAAAAGCGTTCCTAGTAATACGACTCCTTTTGTTTTTCCTAAAAACGCTTACCTTA